AGATTAAAGACGGTTATTACGCTGATGCATTACAAGGTCACTATGATGCGTTTAGGGCATATAGAAAGCGCATGGGTCAAAGCGCATTCAGCATTAAAACTAAAGACGGCGTAATGAAAAAGCTGCAGTTTAATGAAGCTGTTGCTCGGGCTATTAGAGAAGGAAAGTCGGATATACCGGAAGTAGATGCTGCCGCCAAAGCATGGCAAGAAAAACTATATGAGCCAATTAAGAATGAGCTTATTGAAGCCAAGTTATTACCTGAAGACGTTGATGTTAGCACTGCGGTTAACTATCTAAACCGCAGATGGAACAAGCAGAAGGTTGCGGCAAATATGCCTCAATTTATTAAGACCACTACTGAATGGCTTGATGAGCAAACTGGATTTAATAGGGAAGTTCAGGCTCAAGTTATTGACGATATCTCTTCTATTGAAACAAGTGCAAGACGTGTTAAGTCTTTAGAGAATAGCGTTAAAACATACGAAAGACAGATCGCCACACTCGAAAAACAGTTGTCCGAAATACAGCGTGAGCAAAAGGCCGGTGTTGCCAGAAAGATTACTGTTGATGAATCTGCTGTTAAGAAAGAAATAAAGCGCATCAAGAAAATTGATGAGCAAGCGCGCAAGGCGATGCTTGATGAATTTGCCCAGTACCAAGAAAAGAAAATTGCATCACTGTCAAAAGCCAGAGATAAAGCAATTCGAGCGCTTGAAAAGCAGATTAAAGATATTGATGGCAGTCCACGAGGTCGAAAGATCGGCAGAGTAATAGCTGAGCTGGGCGGTTTGAACCGAGACGCATGGGAAGCGGAAGGCATTGACCCTGCATTCTTCAGAGACAAGACCATTAAAGGTGGATTTGGCAAGCCTGTATTCAGAGCTGAAGGTGGACTAACCCCCGATGGCCTTGCTGAAAAGCTAAGCGAAATGGGCATTATTCGCGAGTTCGACTCTAACCTTGCGGTCGATTACGTTGATGACTTTTTAAGAAATGGCGATGACTACTTCAATCCCGAAGTAAGAATGGAAGTAGAGGCGATTCAAGAAACAATCGACGACATTTATCGCTCTACCGATGAAGACATTATTAATGTTTACTTTGGTGGTAGAGAAACGGTAGTTCCTGAAGCGCCAGGCGAAGCAGCCAAAATCAAAGTTCCAACGGCTAAGGCTACGGATCGAGAGTTATTGATTGCTAGAAACAGATTAAACGCAAGAGCAAACAAACTGCGCGACCAACTCTCTGACAGAAAATACAAGCTAGAAGAGAACTCATTTAAATTGCAGGAAACGCAAGGCAACTTAACCACTGTTATCGCAAACCTTGAATCTAATGTATCGCAGTGGAAAGGCAAAACTTCAGCCAGGGTTAAGTCTGCCATTAAGAACCGTGACCTTGATGCAATACCTAGTCTAACCAAGAGTCTTAAAAAATCAGCTAAGACGATTGCTAAAAAAGATTTAGAAGACATTGATAACGAAGACATAGCCAAGCAGATTGCCCAGAGAATTATGGGCACTCCTGATGGAAAACTGCCGTACGATTGGAAGATGGGCGAAGGCTCGTCCAGTGGTAAAACTGGCGGCATTGATGGATTGCGTGGCCCGCTGAAATCCAGAACGTTTCAAATCCCAGATAACATGATTGAAGACTTTTTGGATAACAACATTGAAGACTTGGGCCGAATGTACCTAAGACAGACTGCCGCTGATTTAGAGTTGGTTAAAGAGTTTGGCGATGTAAGGATGACTGCCCAGTTAAAAGAAATTGAAGATTGGTACGGAAGCGCAACCAATGCAGCAAAAACAGAAAAGCAAAGGCTCGCACTGCAGAAATCCAAAGAGGCCGATATACGCGATGTTGCGGCAATGCGCGATAGAATACGTGGCGTATATGGTGATATAGACCCTGATAATATTTGGGTTAGAACTGGGCGCGCCGCTAGAAACTTAAACTACTTGCGGTTTATGGGTGGCATTGTGGCCTCATCTGTTCCTGACGTTGCTCGAATCTTTATGGCTGAAGGTATTGGTCGGACATTCTCTAAGGGCTTATTGCCGCTAGCCAAGAATCTAAAAACCTTCAAAGTCTCTGCCGCTGAAGCTAAAAGATATGGCGTTGGTGTCGATGCGTTAATGGGCGGTCGATCTCAAATTATCGCGGATATTGTTGACTACACACAGCCAGGCACAGCGTTTGAGCGCGGGTTACAGTCGATGACTGATAACTTTGGCCGCATCAATATGATGGATTATTGGACGGCTAGCGTTAAACAGCTTCATGCAGTAACAATGCAGAACGGCGTTATTGATGATCTGTTAAAAGGAAAAATTGATAAGCGACTAAATCGACTAGGTATTAGTGACGCTGACGCTGAGGGTATAGCGAGACAGCTTCAGAAACATGCCGAGAAAGTTGATGGCGTATGGATATCAAACGCTAAGAACTGGGACTCACCTGCTTTGTATGAGAAGTGGGGCGCGGCAATCAGGAAAGAATCCGATCGTGTAATTGTTGTGCCAGGGCAAGAGAAGCCTTTATTCATGTCTAGCGAGCTAGGCAAGACAATACTTCAGTTCCGATCCTTTATGTTTGCGTCTACTCAAAGAATGACCATTGCGGCACTGCAAGGGCAAGATCATAATGCGGTTGCTGGTGTTTTAATGCTAACCAGTATTGGAATGATGTCATACGCATTTAAACAGTGGGATGCTGGTCGAGAAATTGCAGATGATCCTATTGAGTTAGTAATTGAAGGAATTGATAGAGCTGGTGTTACTGGAATTTTAATGGAGATTAATAATACGACAGAAAAAATGTCTAGCAATAATTTTGGATTAAGACCGTTGCTTGGCATTGAGCGAGGTGCTGCACGATTTGTTTCAAGAAGTATGTCGGAAAACCTGCTTGGCCCGACTGTTGGCAGCCTTCTCGATACCACTTTGCGAGTTGCCAATGCAGGACTTAAAGAAAGTGGATGGGATGACTCAGATACAAGAGCGCTTAGAAGATTAATACCGTATCAAAATTTAACGTTCATTAGACAAGGTTTTGATACAATAGAGGAAAAGGTAGGTGGCCAATGACAGTATCCAACACAACAAGCCGTAACCAATACACTGCTACCAGTGGGCAGACAGTATTCCCGTATACGTTTGAAATATTCGACAAGAACGATGTTGCTGTATTAAAGAACGGTACGCTCTTATCTGAAGGCACTGATTACACTGTGTCGGGCGTTGGTAACGATAGCGGCGGCAACATCACTCTAACAGTTGGTGCTACGGCTTCGGATATCATAACCATTTATAGGGATATGCCATTAAACAGGGAAACCGATTACCAGAACTCCGGTGATTTTCTAGCTCAAGAAGTTAACGATGACTTCGACCGATTGTGGTTGGCTGCACAGCAAGTAGCAACAAATAACCTGCAAGCCATTAGAAAGCCCGATTCCGACCTTGATAGCATTGTTACTGAGTTACCTACTGCCGCAAATCGAGCAAACAAGTTTTTATCTTTCGACGGTTTTGGAAATGTTATAACGCTTACTGGAACCAGCGGGTCTGCAACTGATGCGGCAAACGTAACTTTTACACAAACAGGTTCTGGCGCCCAAGCAACTACAGTTAAAGAAAAATTAAACGAAATTGTATCGGTTGAAGATTTCGGCGCTGTAGGTAATGGCACGGTAAATGACACAGATGCAATCCAGGCGGCAATAGATAGCGGCGCTAAAAAAATCTATCTAGGCGATTCCGGAAAGACCTACCTTGTAAAAACTACAGATGATGGGCTTGTTACAACTGACGCTGCTTGTTTAACAATATCCTCTAATGACGTAACATTTTTTGGTGAAGCTACACTGAAACGAGATGAAGACATCCATGCTCATATTATCTTGGTTACTGGTGATAACGTCACAATCAAAGGCATAAAGATCAACGGCAATAGATCAAACAATGATTTGACCGGATCGGATGTTCACGTTGCTGACAGCATTAAAATTAAAAATGCCGATTACTGCAAGGTTTATAACTGCGAAGTATATGACAACATTGGAAAAGGCATTAATGGCACTGGTGTTACTTACAGTGAGATTATGTTTAACACTATTAAGAACTCGGGGCGCAGTGCTATACAGGTAGCGTCTGAGTCTACGGTTGCTTGTAGTTACAACAAGATTCACTTTAACCAGATTAATGGGACCGATGACGGTGAGTTTGCTAACGGCATATTTTTATCGCAAAGCTCAGGCAGTACAGCTAAAAACCTAACTGGGTATTACAATTCCATCATTGGCAATGTTGTTTTGAATGCTGGAGATTGGGGTATTGAGTCAGGTTATAGATGTTTTTATACGATCATTGCAAATAACATTGTTGAGAAATCTTACGCTGTTGCTGTTGGGTGCCGAGACAACAAGGGCACGATAATTACCGGAAATAACGTTGAATGTAATATTGCCGGATCAAGCGGTCAAATGATCGGCGTACTCGTTGATAGTTATCAAATGGGCACTGGTGATGCGTATGCCGTTGTTGATTCTCGATGCACGGTTACTGGTAATTCAATACGCGCCTTTTCCACCAATGGTATTAACATCAAAAACTCAAAGTATTGCAATGTGAGCAGTAATAATATTGTTGGCAGAAACTCATCAACTGGGGTTGGCATCAACTCAACAACTTCGTTTTTGCGATGCTCTGATAACTTTGTATCAAACTGCCAGACTGGTTTGAGAATCAGCGTTGCTGATCTAGCTGCCGCCGATAGTGTTTCATTTTGTGGAAACTCTATTGAGACAGTATCTGAGGGCTTGAAGTTGGAAGCGGTTGATATCAACGACTCTAGCTTTATAGACAACACATTCCAAAGCGTGACAACGCCTTTGATAGATAACGGCGCAACAATATTCAACACCAGGATGAACAGCGTCTTTGACTTGGATAACCCATACAAGTGGGCATCTGCATTTAATGCGATGATCCTTAGCGATGACGGATTTGAAAGAGACGTTCCAGGCTCTCAGTTTGGCACCTCAACAATCTTTGGTGTTGCCAAGCCGATGATGTTTAAGGTCAGGATTGGCACTGAGTTTGGCGCTGTATTCTTAGTATCTGGAACATCTGCCTCGCCTACAATTACAGCGATTAACGAATCAACGTCGATAGGCGATAGCGGCTCTGCAAAAGACTTTAGAGTTGAGATAAGCGGGAGCAATGTTGTGTTTAAAAGGTATGCTGCGGCAACTGCTTTTACCACATACATTGTTGAAATTTTTTAATTATTGTTGGTCGTGATAACATTTAGTTTTTATAGAGGATAGAGTAATGGGAAATCCATTTAAAGGTATAGGACATCACTTACACGGTTTAGTGTATGACATGGTTCCGGTAACCCCGAATGATTCTACGGATAACGTAGGTTCAGGTAACGTGGCTATTGGTTTGTACATTACCGTTTCTGGAAATGTTGTATTTTTAACTAAGGATGGAGTTGAAAGAACCATTACCGTTCCTAACAACTTCTATCTTGTTTGCTCTGTGAGCAGAGTTAAGGCAACCGGAACAACTGCTACGGGCATTCATGCGATGGTGGTTTAAATGAGCTTTGGATTATTAGTCAAAGTTCAATATTTATCCAACGTTGTTGGAAATTTTGTTAGGTATATTTCTGGGGCTCGACTTGTAACCGAAGCCGGAGATGGACTGTTAGCCGAATCAGGCGATCAAATTATTACGGAGTAAGACAATGGCTGACGTAAAAATTTCAGCGTTAAACGCTTTAGGAACCTCTCCTGCTGCTGACGATTTAATTCCGGTTGTAGATGTTACAGCAACTGAAACCAAGAAGTTAAGAATAGATGAGCTATTCACCAACCCAGACGTAACAGGCACACTCACGACTGATGGGGTATTTTCTAGTGAGTATTTGACTGTTAGTGGCGGCAAAGGTTTGCAGTCAATTAATACTATAAATATTAATGCTGATTACGATGCTAGTGGTGCTGGTGGTATAAATTTAAAAACAAAAGATATTCTTCGTATACAGATTGAGAACGATGGAAACATCGCATTCTGCGAAGACACGGGCACTACAGCAAAGTTTTATTGGGACGCTTCTGCTGAGTCGCTAGGTTTGGGAACTTCGAGCCCTGCTACAGCTTTAGAAGTAAAAGGCGATGGGGCGGCAATTCAAGTTAGCTCTGTGGATTATGATGTGGCTCTTTTAGGAAGGCGTGGAAGTTCTGGTGTTGACATTGATAAAGGGTATATGCGTCTGCGAGACACAGGAACTACAAAGGTTGCTATTGACTCAGCAGGGGATAGTTATTTCAACGGTGGCAATGTTGGTATTGGTACTACGAGTCCGGTAAACAATGGCGCTAATTATGGTGATTTAACTATTAATGGAACGACTGGGGCTTTTATTAGTCTTCAGTCTGGTGGAAGCACTACAGGTGTTTTGCAAACCATCAGCACAGAAACTCGTTTATCTACTGCAACTTCAGGTGGATTTTTGGCGTTTCGTACCGATACCGGTGGTGTTGGCACAGAAGCAATGCGCCTCGACTCCAGCGGCGCTGTCATTGTAAACAATGGTGGCTCTAGCAACGGTCTTGTAAAAATCAATGGCGCTACCGGAAGCACTGAAGCTGTTATTTTCCAAAGAGGTGGAACAGAGGCAAGCCGAATAGGGCATACCAACTCTGCTGATTTAACCTTTAGCACTGGCTCAAGTGTATCAGAGCGTGTACGCATAGACAGCTCTGGTAACTTGCTTGTGGGTAAGAGTAGCGCAGATAATACAACTGCTGGGGTTCGTATACTCGGTCCTCTTGGCTTTGCTTCTTTTGTTAGAGATGCAGGAGAGGCTATTATTGTTAACCGTTTAACGGATGATGGTGATCTGATTGAGTTCCGCAAAGACGCCTCAACCGTGGGGACGATTGGCAGTAGCAACAGCGGCACTGACCTTGTAATTGACGCCACTCGTTTTTCAAACAGAGCTGGTTTACGCTTTAGAGATAGCTCTTTGTACCCGCGACAAAACGCAACAGACGCAGATGGTTTGGTTGACTTAGGCGGATCAGCGGCTCGCTTCAAAGACCTATACCTATCAGGCGGTGTCTATCTCGGTGGTACTACTTCGGCTAATCTGTTGGATGATTATGAGGAAGGTACGTGGACTGTTACAGATGCTAGCGGAGCATCGCTATCAATCACAGGCAGTGCCGGAACGTATACTAAAGTAGGAAGAATGGTAACTTGTTCCATAAATTTTACCATGCCATCTACAGCAGATGCCACCGCGTGTTTATTTGGCGGACTACCTTTTACATCTGCAAATGATAATGATTTACGCGGGTCTATAGCAATAGGTTTTTCTAGCGCTTCTGTAAATCTTTCGGGTGGATTAACTGCTATAAACGCGACATCTTTCACTTTACGCGAAGACGATAACGAAACTGCGCCAACAAACGCTGATCTTTCTAGCGCTAATATATATTTAACAATTACATATTTCACGGCTTAATTATCTCTAGTGGACTCTAGAGACGGACTAACTTAGGAGAAACAAAATGGCATTAACTAAAGAAGTAATCGCAGACAAGATCGAAGTAGTCGAAGGTGCAGAAGGTGCAGTAGTACAAGTACGCACTGCTACTCGCATCGTAGAAGACGGAGAGGTAATCTCTAGCTCTTATCACCGACATGTAATCTCAGCAGGTGACGACTATTCTTCTGAACCTGCTAACGTACAAGCAATCTGTAACGCAGTCTTTGGAGCGTAATTATGTGGACTATTAAACTACTCGAATACACCAACGACTCAGACAAAGGCGTACTGGTTGCTCATTGGGGCTGTGAGGCCGTAGATGGCGATTACAGCGCATCTAGCTATGGTACTTGTAGCTTCACACCAGAT